TGAAGCCCGTGGAGAAGCGCCCGTCGCTGATGATCGCTACTCCCATGTACGGTGGTATGTGCACCGGGCACTATGTGCAGGGGTTGCTGCTGACATTGCAGAAGATGCGCGAGATCGGCGTCAACGTGGCATGGTGCCAGATCATGAACGAGAGCCTCATCACCCGGGCGCGCAACGAACTGGCCCGGGTGTTCCTTGAGAGTGACCACGACTACCTGATGTTCATCGACGCCGACATCGGCTTCGACGGGGAGGCCATCGCTCAACTGATGCTGGCCGACAAGGACATCGCTTGCGGCATCTACCCCAAGAAGGAGGTGAACTGGGAGAGCGTGGAGCGCGCTGCACAGGGTGGCAAGCAGGGGCTGGAGAACTACGCCGGGGCCTTCGTGTTCAACATGGTCGGCAACGGTGACGCGCACAGCGACGAGACTGGCTGCATCGAGGTCCGCCATGGTGGCACCGGCTTCATGCTCATCAAGCGTGGGGTGTTCGAGCACCTCAAACCCCACGTGCCTACCTACCGGGTATCGTCGTTCAAGAACCCAGAGACTGGGGAGTACGACAAGCCGCTGACCCACGAGTTCTTCGCTACGTCTATCGACGCAACCGGAGCGCTGCTCTCAGAGGACTACCACTTCTGCGAACTGTGGCGGCAGCACGGTGGGCAAATCCATGCCCACCCATTCATCAAGCTTAACCACGTCGGCACCTACATCTTCGGTGGCGACATCCTGAAGAGCGGAGGCAATCTGAAATGACTGATGTAACTGAAATCCTCGAAGAGCGCGGCAGCCGTTACGGCTCGTTCGTCGGCCATGCCAAGCTGACCATGCAGCTTAAGAATGCAATCCACGACCACTGGCTGGCCCGGGACGATGTGTATGCCGTGCCGGACGATGTGGTCGAGGCGCTGCATATGATCTGTCACAAGATCGGGCGCATCGTCAACGGTGACGCGGACTACGCAGATAGCTGGGTGGACATCGCTGGCTACGCCAAGCTCGTCGCTGACCGTCTCGAAGGAAAAGTGCGGTGAAACTACCGGACAGACTGCGGGAGGCCCTCGATGAGACGGGCCTCCCTTGGGAAGTTGTGTGTGGTGGTAAACACCACAAAGTAAAGCTGGCGGGGAAGCTCGTTGCGGTGTATCCCCATGGGAAAGCAAGGGAGGCGGAGAAGCGTTCGTTGCTCAACACCATAACGCAAGTGCGCCGAGCAGCGCGGGAGCTACGACCTACATGACCGCATGGTCCTACAGCAGCATCAAAACCTTCGACCAGTGCCCGAAGAAGTACTTCCACCTCAAGGTGGCCAAGGACGTCAAGGATGACCCCGGGGAGGCCGCTGTCTATGGGACCGAGGTCCATGAGGCCGCTGAGCTATTCGTCAAGGACGGCACCCCCATCCCTGAGAAGTTCGCCTTCATGCGCCCCATCGTGGAGCCACTGGCAGCCAAGCAGGGTGAGAAGCTGACCGAGATGAAGCTGGGCCTCCGCAAGACCGAGGATGGCTACGAGGCTTGTGGCTTCTTCGACAAGGACGTCTGGTACCGGGGCATCGTGGACCTTCTGATCCTCGACGGCGACCGGGCTTGGATGATCGACTACAAGACCGGGAAGAACGCCAAGTACGCGGACATGAAGCAGCTAGACCTTATGGCTGGTGCGCTATTCGTAAAGTACCCGGACCTGAAGGTCATCAAGTCGGGGCTGGCCTACGTGGTCAGCCACGAGTTCCCGAAGAAGACCCACAAGCGGGAGCATCTGGAGCAGTACCTGTCGGTGTTCGATTCCCAGTTGGATCGGTTGGAAGCCGCGATGGATAATGGTATATGGAACCCAGTGTCTTCCGGGCTGTGTCCATGGTGCCCTGTGACCACTTGTGAGAACTGGCGACCAAGGAGGAAGTGATGGCCCGAGACTATAAGGCGGAGTACAAATCGTACCATGCCAGCCCGGAGCAGAAGAAGAACCGGGCGCAGCGCAACGCTGCCCGGGCCAAGCTGATGAAGGCCGGGAAGGTCAAGAAGGGCGATGGCAAGGACGTCGCCCACGTCAAGGCCTTCGACAAGGGCGGCAACAACGGCACTGGGCTGCGGGTGGAGAGCCGCTCTACCAACCGCTCGTTCAAGCGGGACAGCAAGGGCAACCTCGTGAGTGAGACGAGCAAGCGCGAACGTAAGAAATAAACACCAAGGAGCAAACTGGTGAAGATCGTCGAAGACAAAGCCCTCCTCTTGGAGGTGCCTGACCCGTCCGTGGTCACGGACAATATCCATAAGAGCGCAGCGGTAGCCGAGGGCGTCCTTGTCAAATGGGGACACACCGAGAGCGAAATCCTCGCTCAACTTGGCTTCGACGACACCCCCTCACCCATGCTCAAGTCCTACGAGTGGACGGGCAAGCTCACACCGTTCAGTCACCAGAAGACCACCGCCTCGTTTCTCTCGATCCGGCGCAGGGCGTTCTGCTTCAACGAGCAGGGCACGGGCAAGACGGCCAGCGTCATCTGGGCAGCCGACTACCTCATGAAGCGCGGGCTGGTGAAGCGGGTGCTGGTGCTGTGCCCCCTGTCGATCATGAAGTCCGCGTGGCAGCAGGACCTGTTCAAGTTCGCCATGCACCGGTCGTGCAGCGTGGCGCATGGTTCGGCCAAGCAGCGGGAGAAGATCATCAACGCCGGGGCCGAGTTCGTCATCATCAACTTCGACGGGCTAGCCATCGTGAAGGACCAGATCATCGCGGGCGGCTTCGACCTAATCGTGGTGGACGAGGCCAACGCCTACAAGAACGCGCAGACCAACCGGTGGAAGGTCATGAGCCAGATCATGAAGGCGACTGACCCGCGCCTTTGGATGCTTACTGGTACGCCAGCAGCGCAGTCGCCGCTGGACGCCTACGGTCTCGCCAAGCTCGTGGACTCGCCCAAGTGCCCCAAGTACTACGGCCAGTACCGCGATCAGGTGATGATGAAGGTCACCCAGTTCAAATGGATTCCCAAGCCCAAGGCGCAGGAGGTGGTGCACAGCATCCTCCAGCCAGCCATCCGGTTCGAGAAGAAGGACTGTCTGGACCTGCCGGAGGTTACCCATATCGAGCGAGAGGCACCGCTCACGCCGCAGCAGATGAAGTTCTACGGCCAGCTTAAGAGCCAGATGCTCATCGAGGCAGCGGGCGAGGAGGTCAGCGCGGTCAACGCAGCGACCAAGATCAACAAGCTGCTCCAGATCAGCGGAGGTGCAGTCTACTCGGAGAGTGGCGCGGTCGTCGAGTTCGACGTGTCCAACCGCCTCAACGTGGTGCTCGAAGTCATCGAGGAAGCCAGCAACAAGGTGCTGGTCTTCGTGCCGTTCACCCACACCATCGAGCTACTGCGGGCCAAGCTGGAGAAGGAGGGCATCACCTGCGATGTCATCAACGGCAAGGTGCCCGTCAACAAGCGCAGCGACATCGTGCAGCGGTTCCAGACCCAGAAGGACCCGCACGTCCTCATCATTCAGCCACAGGCGGCCTCTCACGGCCTTACCCTTACGGCAGCAGACACAATCATCTGGTACGCCCCGGTGACGAGCGTGGAGACCTACCTCCAAGCCAACGCCCGCATCAACCGCCCCGGCCAGAAGAACGCCATGACGATTGTCCATGTGCGCGGGAGCGAGGTGGAGAGCCGCCTCTACTCCATGCTGCAAAGCAACATCGACAATCACGAAAAAATCATCGACCTCTACCGGAGGGAACTTGACAATGTATAACACAGCCGGTAGAACGATGACGTGGCGATCCCCTTGCGATGGCGCTGAGTAAAAAAGGCGGACCTGAACAGACAGGTTAAGTGGGGGTCACCACCACATGAAGGAGCAAACAATGTCAGACGTACCAATCAACGACCTCGTGGCCGTTTACCGCAAGCTGCGCGCAGCCATAGCGGAGGCCGAGGAAGCCTACGAGGCTAAGGTCAAAGACCTTAAGGAGCAGTTGGACACCGTGTCCGCTGAGCTTCTCAACTTCTGCAACGAGCAGAACCTCGACAGCGTGAAGACGCCCTCAGGCACCATCTCACGGCGTGTCCAGACCCGCTACTGGACCACCGATTGGGAGAAGATGAACGAGTTCATCGTGGAGCACGAGGCGGTTCACCTGCTGGAGAAGCGCATCCACAATGCCAACATGAAGCAGTTCTTGGAGGACAACCCGGACGCCCTCCCTATCGGCCTTCAGGTCGATAACAAGTATGTCATCCAAGTCCGCAAACCGAGCGAGAAGTAAGCCATGGAGCAAGACCTTATCCTGCGCGAGAAGGCGCTAATGATTGCCGCCAATACCTATAAGCAGTTTGTAGACCCACATGAGGCTGTCGATCAAAACGTCATCATCGAAGTAGCCCAAGCCTTTTACCAGTTCCTCAAAGGAGACACCAAGTGAGCAACATCACCATTTTCGAAGAGCCGTCTAACCTACCCACTGTGCGCCGCGAGTCGCGCCGCATGGACCGTATGGCCAGTGGCGGTGGTGGCAGCATGCGCCGCATCCAGCTTAGCAACGGACGCACGTTCAAGCGCGTGGTCGGTGGTGAGCAGATCGGTAAGGCAGCACCCAACCAGCTTGACGTTATCATCGTTGACTGGCTGGCTGAGCCGAGCCGCAAGTTCTACGCTGGTGCCTACGACCCCAACGCCAAGGCCACACTGCCCGACTGCTGGTCGAACGACGGTGTGACCCCGGAAGCGGGTGCCAAGGGCAAGCAGGCTGCCACCTGCGCTGCCTGCCCCAAGAACGTGAAGGGTTCCGGCACCAACGGTAAGGGTAAGGCTTGCCGCTACGAGCGCCGCCTCGCCATCCTCGTCGCTGGTGACCCCAGCGGTGATGTCTACCAGATCGCCATCCCGGGTGCCTCGCTGTTCAGCGACAACGATGGGAACGTCTATGGCTTCGAGGGCTACAAGAAGTTTCTCCTCGCCAATGGCGAAGCGCTGGACACCGTGGTGACCCGCATCATCTACGACGATGAAGCCGATACCGCCAAGGTGGGCTTCAAGGCCGTGCGTCACCTGACCGAGGTCGAGGCTGGCTTCGTCGATGTCGCGCAGGACGATCCTGAGACCGAGCGTTACACCAAGCTGACCGCTGCTGCGGTGGATGGTGCCAAGGCTCCTGCGGCCAAGCAGTCGTTGGCTATCGAAGCTGCTCCTGCCACGGCACCGGCTAACCCGTTTGGTGACGACGAAGACGAAGCTCCGGCTGAGCCGGTCAAGCGGGCCGCTAAGCCCAAGGCTACTGCCGAGGTGAAGCCGGAACTGGCTTCGGTCCTCAGTGAATGGCTCGACGACGAAGAAGAGGCTTGAGCATGCGTGGCTACAGCATCCGCGTAGCTGAGGCGATTAAGGAGGCCGATGGGAACCTCCTTGGGGTACAACTCGGGCGGGCTTGTCTCGCCCGGGACATCCCCGTCTCGGACGTAGCGAAGGGGTTGAAGGTCACGCGCCAAACGGTCTACCACTGGTTCCTTGGGCTGAGTGAGCCAAGGGACAGTGTCCGGGACGCGATCCAGACCTACCTAGCCTCCATTAAGTGAGGCAACCGACAGAGCAAATTAAATGCGGGTTCTGCCCGCAACGGTGAGTGATGCAATGCAACAACCTGATCTCTTGACCCTAGTGCAGCCAGCGGAAGGCTGGTTCGCCATCACGGGTATCAAGGGGACGGGTAAGAATGCTGACGTCCGTCAGGAGCTAGTGGCTACGCGAGAAGAGGCAGACGCCCTCATCGAGCAGTACGTCGAAGCTGGCTTCAATGCGTTCTTTGGGGTGGCAAAGTACAAGACGGGGGAGAACCGCAAGAAGGAGAACGTCCTTGGCCTCAAGGCGTTCTGGCTCGATGTGGACTGCGGCCCGAGCAAGGCTGAACCCGACCCAAAGACCGGCAGACCTGATGGCTACATGGATCAGAAGGCAGCGCTGCAAGCCCTGCGCAGCTTCTGTAAGACAGTCGGGCTTCCTACCCCTACCCTAGTAAATTCTGGCGGTGGCATCCATGCCTACTGGCCGCTGGAAGAAGCCGTCTCCCGCGCTGAGTGGGAACCAGTGGCCGAGCGCTTCAAGGCGGTCTGCCGCGCCCAGAACTTCTATGTTGATGACAAGGTGTTCGAGGTGGCGCGCATCCTGCGCGTACCCGGCACGTTCAACTTCAAGGCAGAAGAGCCGCGCCCAGTCCAGTTCCTCCACGTGGGGGACGTGACGACCATCGAGAATATGCGCTCGATCTTCGGGGTGAAGAAGCAAGCCTCGATCTTCGACGACGATTACGAGATGACCCCGCGCCAGAAGGCCATGACCAGCGGGGTGGGCTACAGCTTCAAGCGGATCATGGAGCGTACCGCGCGAGGGGACGGCTGCAACCAACTCCTACATGCGTACAAGCACCAAGACACCATCGGCTATTACGACTGGTTCTACGCGCTGTCCGTGGCTGCTATGTGCGAGGACGCTGACACAGCCGTCCACAGGTTGTCGAAGGGCCACCCGGATTATGACCGGGAGACCGTGGACAAGAAGGTAGCCACCATCCGGATGGCGACTAGCTGCGCCAAGTTCCGCAGTGTGAACCCTGAGCGGTGTGATGGGTGTCCGCACCTCAACAAAATCCTCGGCCCCAAGGACTTGGGGAAGGTGGTCAAGGAGTCCAGCGAGGACTTCTTGGAAGTCGAAGTCGAGCCGGGTGTGATCGAGCATATCGACATCCCCAAGTTCCCGTTCCCGTTCTACCGGGGCGAGGATGGCGGCGTGTGGCGCAAGGGCATCAAGATGGAGAACGGCGAGGAGTCGGAACCCATCATGGTCTACGCCAACGACTTCTACATCGTGAAGCGCATGTACGACCCGGGCGAGGGAGACTCCGCGTTCATGCGGGTGCACCTCCCGCAGGACGGCATCCGTGAGTTTTCGATCCCCATGGCAAAGGTCACCCAGAAGGATGAGCTTCGGAAGATACTCTCCTCCAACGGGGTCTACAGCTACGGCAAAAAATTCGACCACATGATGGGCTACGTCGTCAAGTCGGCGGAGCAACTACAGGACAAGAAGAAGGCAGAGATTATGAGACAGCAGTTTGGTTGGGTGGAGGACAACAGCAAGTTCGTCCTTGGCGATCAGGAGATCACCGTCGAAGGTAACATCTACTCCCCTCCCTCTAAGGCCACCAGCAAGCTGGCCAAGTTCATCGGCCCCAAGGGGTCGCTGGAGAACTGGAAGGAAGTGTGGTCGCTCTTCGGCCAAGAGGGCATGGAGCCTCAGGCGTTCGCCGCGCTCAGCGGCTTCGGGTCGCTGCTCCTCAAGTTCCTCAACCAGACCGGGGCGGTCATCAACCTGTTCAACTCGCGCTCCGGCACGGGTAAGACCACCGTCCTCAACATGGTGAACAGCATCTACGGGCACCCGAAGGAACTGCGCCTGAAGGAAATCGACACCATGAACGGCAAGCTCCAGTGGGTCGGGGTGCTGAACAACCTCCCTGCCACCATGGACGAGCTTACCAACGCCACGCCGAAGGAATATTCGGACTTCCTCTACTCGCTGTCCAACGGCAAGGGGAAGGAGCGCATGCTGGCTGGGTCCAACGAACTGCGCGAGAACAATACCACGTGGCAGAACATCACGGTCTCGACCTCGAACTCCTCGTTCGCGGAGAAGCTGTCGGTGCTGAAGGATCACCCGGAAGGCGAACTGATGCGCCTCATCGAGTATCCCGTGGGGCTGGTGGAGAGCATCAACACCGCCCACGCCAAGAACCTGTTCGATCAGGTCCTGTTCACCAACTACGGCCACGCTGGCCCGATCTTCATCCGCTACGTGCTGGCCAACATGGAGCAGGTCGTAACGAAGTGCCTCGCCATGCAAGCCAAGGTCGATAAGGAGCTTGAGCTTCTCCCCAAGGAGCGGTTCTGGTCGGCCACGGTGGCAGCCAACATCCAAGCGGGTCTCTTCGCCAAGGAGTGCGGCCTGATCGACTGGGACATGGCGCGCATCTACCAGTGGGCCTGCGGCCTGATTGACCGCCTCCGCAAGGAGACTGACGCGCCGCTGCACGGTGCCACGCAGGTCGTCGGTGACTACCTCTATCGGTATATGCAGAACATCCTCGTCGTGAACGATGCGGCTGACCGGCGCACCAACCTGCCTTCGTCGCCTATCCGCGAACCACGCGGTGAGTTGCTGATCCGGATCGAGCCGGACACCAAGATGATGTTCATCCTCGCCAAGCCGTTCAAGGAATACTGCGTCAAGTACCAGATCAACTACAACCAGACCCTCGACAAGCTCGAAGAGGAAGGGCGGCTCGTGAAGCGCGCTGGTAAGCGCCTCTCCAAGGGCATGACGGTCTCCGGCGACAACGTCCACTGCCTCTGGTTCAGGCTCGACGAGGACTTTGTGAACGTGGACGAGTACGCCAAGGCGGACGAAACGGAAGATGCTGATTGAGGGCGTCACCTATGATGTGGACTGGCGCGCGTTCAAGAAGGGGACTTCGCTCTTCTTCCCCTGCCTCGATCAGGACCGCGCCGAGACACAACTAATGGTGGTCATGGACCGCCT